CGTCCCAAGAGTACACCTTGGCGGAAAGCAGCGTTTTCACATTGCCGTTTTTGAAGATGTTCCCGTTGGACGAGATAATGACCAGCCGGAGCATTTTCTGCTCCTCAATGGTGGTGATGCGGTCGCTGACCTCGGTGACCTCCTTGCTGGTTGCGTAGGCTCGAAGCACGACTTCGCCGCTCTCCAAATCCCACCATGACGAGCCGTCCTGCGACTGGATGACACCGGCCTTGATGATGTTCGCCACCAGAGAACCGGAGGTGATGAAGTCTGCGACGATCTGACCGTCTGCTGTGATGGCGGTTTCGTAGGGGCCGTTGTAGCCGTTACGAGAAAATCCCAAGCCGCCCACATTCCACCGCCAGACATTCACGGCTTCGTCAATGGAGGGAGCATCCAGAATGAGCAGCTCATAGGGCTGTCCGTTTTCCTCGGTGGTATGGATGACCACATAGCCGCCGCTCTGGCCGGTGATAAGCCCGGTGGCTTTACCGATGGCGGTTTGAAGCAGCTTTGGAAAGCGTCCCACCGTGGACTCCACCTTGTCGACCGTGGACTGCACCTCGGAAATGGTGGTGATCATACTGGACTTGCTCTGACCGAGGGAAATACTCTTGTACCGCTCGGCAAGGGTGTCGTATACGGTTTCGATGACCATAGCCGACACGCTGACACCCAGAAGCGAGTGCCGGATGGTGACGGTATCACAGAGGTTGACCCGCTCCAGGAGCGCCGAATACTCCGGCTGTTTCCAGAGCGGTTCAAAGGACACCTTCACCGTGGGGATGGTCGCTCCCAGCGGATTGGCTTTGATGTAGCTGTTGGCTTTCGCTCGGAGGGCATCCTCGGTTACAACTCCGTCAAATTGGTCGGAGAAATCCATGATGAGCGTTTTCGCCCGGACGATCTCCGAGGTCACAATAGGAAGCGTGACCTCCGACAGCGTGACCACGGTTTCGGTATCCGCGCCCTTTGGGGTGTACACCGCATACGGAAGCAAAGCCGTGTACACGCCGCTGTTGTCCTCATCCTGCTCCAATGCGGTGAGGTTCTTGCCGTATTCAATGACCACGCCGGTCTTTTGCCCGCGGTGCGAATGGAACTTTACCGTGAAGTTGTCCCATTCAAACTCGCCGTACCATTTGGAGAGCATGGAGCCTTCCGTGCCGCCAAGGCAGGCTCGGACGCTTTTCGGCTGGGTGACGGAAAATGCCTTTGCATCCGAGTAGTCCGTCCAGCCCGTGAAGCGTGTATCTCCCGACAAAAGCTGCGAGAGAATGAGCTGTGGGGAGCGGCTATCGGTACTGAACGGCAGCACCGGCACATTGGCAAGGTCATAAGAAATGTGCTGACCGTAGATCGTGACGATGCCGTTTAAGGGTTTCGTGATGCGGTAAATGCGGAATGCCTGGTCGGCGGCGGTATCGTTGGGCTTTGCCTTGACGATGCATTCCTTGGTGATTAGCCCATAGTGCTGACCACTGACCGGGTATTTCAGCAGACACTCGAACACACCGTTTCGCTCCTCGGTGACCTCGCAGGAAATAGTGTCCGTCAACACACCAAGTCCGAATGTAGAAAAATCCGTGGCGTTGGGTGGGTATAGGACTGGAATCATGAAAGCCACCTCCTTCCGGGCATAAAAATACCACCGGGGATTTCTCCACGGTGGTTTGTTATGGATTCAGTTTTAGTTCGGCAAACTAGAATTGGCTTAATTATATGATCCTTTAATGATCGATACAACGGATAACAAAATAATACCAACGATTATTTCAATACTTCCGATTATGTATGTAGCTTTTTTCATACAATCACATTCCTTTGCTATATTCAAGATTTGGCGTTCTCCGTTCTGTCAGCAGGAGTTTTCAATGTGATAGCGTAGACCGTGTTTATCTGCATCGGATAACTTTCTGCAACATTGCCATCGTAATAGACCACAACTTCGTCACCGACATTGAACTTGGTCACACTATCCTTGTTCTCCACATTCAGAGATACCCAATATTCACCATCATCATTTTCAATCAGAGTGGCATTTTCATTCGTTTCTTTGACAATACCTGTAATGCTTGGCTCGTTGCTAATGATGTAATTCATGCTTCTGTTGTTGCAACCAACCAAAGAGAGAACGCAAACCAATGCTAAAATCAATGCTATCAACTTTTTCATACAATCACACTCCTCTGTCAAATTCCGATTTGTCTTTCTGACTTTAAGAAATTATACCATACTTTTGTGAACTTTTCTACCGCCCATATTTACAAGCACCGCCACCTTGGAACGACCTCGACCCGCCGCACATTTCCGGCGCAGGCGATGGAGTTTTCTCCGGGCTTCAGCACCGGAAAGCCCTCGCCGGTGACGGTATCATTTTTAAGGACGGTGTCCTTATAGCAGTTCATGAGTTCACTGTCGATTTCAACATACTCGTCCACACCGGAAAGCACCCAGGTAGTTGTACCTTGACCACTGGGCGTAATCATGAGCCGCACCGTGCCGCTGCCGTAGATTTTAATGTAGGGCTTGCTGTCAAAGGCGGTGGGATTCGTGACAGTCAGTCTCGGATTGCCCTCCGCAATGGTTTGCTGCCCTTCATAGCTGTATTTGAACGGCTTGCAGTTGAAGGTCACGGTGAAACTGCCGACCTTGTTCAGCTGCTCCTCAATGTCCAGATTGCCGGAGATGACGCCGTAGCGGAAATACTCCGCATCGTAGGAGTCGGTGATTTCGTGGTATCTGTCCGGCTCGGAATAAAGCCAGCCCTTGATGTCCCGCAGGACAGACGCAAGGGCGGCTGTATTTTTTCGGGCAAGGAACACGGTATAGGTGACCTTGATGTTGGAGAAGCGGCGGTTGGGGTTGATGATGTCACCGCTCCGGCCGGGAATGGAGATGAACTCCACATCGTACTCCGGTGCGGAGAACACATTTTTCTTCTCGATATGCAGGCCGAAATCAGAGGAACTGCGGCCGTTGTAGGTAAAATAGGTCATGCGAATACTACTCCTTTCCGCTGGGCGAACTGATTCGCCGTTTCCATGACTTCGTTGGTAAGCTGACGGATATCCTCGCTGCTGTAATTGTTAAAGGTGGCAATGTTCAGCGCAATGGTGAAAGCGGATGCCGCCTTGCCGACCGCACCGTCCACCGCTGTACGGACAGATCCGCTCAGATCGAAGTCCGTGGGCAGAGCCGTCTGCATATCGTGGGCGAGATCGCCCATGACTCCGTTAATGTCCTCGGCCATGCCTTCTGCTGCCTTGACCGCTTCATCACCGTTATCCTCAATGGAGCCGGACAAGCCCTTGACCAGCATTTCACCGACCCACGCCATCTCCTTCGAAGGCGAATGGATACCGAAGAAGTCGCAGATGCCGTCCCAGATGGAGGAAATCCACCCGGATACTTTGTTCCAAAGCCACGATGCCAGCTGCTGAATGCCGCTCCACAGTCCCTTGACGATGTTGCCGCCGATTTCTACGATCTTATACATCAGAGAGCCGAAGGCTTTCACGATACCCGCAATGATCTGCGGCACGGCCTTGACGATTTCCACGATGATGGTGGGAAGGTTTTCAATCAGCGCAACGAACAACTGCACACCTGCCATGATGATCTTGTCGATGTTTCCGACCAGAGCGTTGACAATACCGGAGATGATTTGCGGAATCGCCTGCACGATAGTCGTGATGATCTGTGGCAGGGCTTGAATGAGAGAAATCAGCAGGTCGATGCCCGCTTGGATGATTTGAGGTATGGCGTTAAGCACGGCGGTAATAATGCCGTCAATGATTTTCGGAATGGCTTCCACGATTGCCATAATGATATCCGGCAAGGCAGTCACCAGCGAAGTCAGAAGCTGGATGCCCGTTTCAATGATCTGCGGGATGGAGTCCAGTAAAAAGGTAATGATGCCGTTGATGATCTCCGGCAGAGCGGCAATCAGCACGGGCAGTGCGTCGAGAAGTCCTTGCGCCAGTCCTGTGATAAGCTGTAAGGCTGCGTCAAGGAGCATCGGCAGGCTGTCCACCAGACCTTGTACGATGGTAACGATAGCCTGCACCGCTGCCGGAATGAGCGTGGGCAGTGCGTCCGCAATGCCTGTCACCAGTGTAGACACCAGCTGAACCGCTGCCTCGATAAGCAGGGGCAGATTCTCAATCAGCGTATTCACGATGGTCATGAGTGCGGACACCGCCGCCGGGATAAGCTGCGGAAGCAAAGAAAGCAGCGTTTCCAGCACCTGCGAGAACAGTTCGGTGACTGCTTCCAGCAGTGTGGGCAGCAGTTCACCCACAGCCGTCAGCAGAGCATCCAGCGCCGTGGGCAGAGCCGCCACGATGTTCTCAATAACCGGGGTGATGTTCGCCACCACGGTCTTGAAGGCATCCACCATGTTGTTGCACAGCAGCTCCATGTCAGCGTCCGCATCACCAAAGCCTACAATGAGGTTCGACACGGCGGATTTCAGCGCATTGACAGAGCCGGAAATGGTAGCTTCCGCTTCCTTGGCGGTCGTACCCGCAATGTCCATGCTTTCCTGCATGACATGGATGGCTTCCACCACATCCGCATAGGAGGAGATGTCGTACTTGACACCGGATATCTTCTCCGCATCGGCAAGCAGTCGCTCCATTTCCTGCTTTGTGCCACCGTAGCCCAGCTTGAGGTTATCGAGCATAGTATAGTTCTGCTTGGCAAAGCCTTGGTAGGCATTCTGAATGGAGGACATATCCGTGCCCATCTTGTTGGCGTTATCGGACATATCCGTGATTGC